TATATAGATGAAAAGATTGAGCAAAAATAGATTGGCTATGTTAGCTTCTCTAGATTTACAAAATCTATCACCTGAAATGGTTGCGGACATTTGGATCAAGTATGAAACCGGATTACATTATTCGATTAAGAATAATGGAAAACAGTACACACTAGGACTCTACAAAGATTGTTATGCATTTCTACGTAACTATCTGTTGGAGCTTCCAACTCATCCTATATCGTTCTGTAAGGTAGATCCTCGAGGAATTCCTAAACCTTTGTGGGCTTTACGCCCACTCATCAAAGGTGGAAGGAGTAACAAGAGGCTTGCCCTTAGTATCGCTCGTTCATATGAACAAATCCGATTAGAAATTGACTATTCATCAATTGATTCAATCACTGACGAGATGTCTCAGGAAACTGAGAGATCCGTACGGGATATATCAAAAAAGTTTAGAAAATTTCTTAAAGGATTTACGCGTAAGCGTAAGTGGTACTTAGGATCCATTACAGATCCAATACAACCTTGGGGTAAAGTGCTTACAACACTATCTAAAGGACCTAACGGTCCAGCAGTAGCATGTTCGCATCTTGACGCCAAAGCCGTATCACAAGATCTAGTTTTATCAAAATCTATATCTGAACTCAATCGAGCCCTAGGGCAAGAATGGATTACAGATTGGATGGAGAAACAATCTAGTTCGAGTGATAGTGAAGAAACCTATATTACTGGTAGACTCGGATTTTCTGCCGAGCCTGCTGGTAAGACTAGGGTATTCGCTATTGGAGATTACTGGAGCCAATTATCGTTGAAGCCTATACAAATTTCTTTGTATAGGACACTACAATCAATAAGTACGGATTCTACAAAAGACCAGGATCTTGGATTCTCATCCTTGATCAAGGAAAGTTGTGGTCACCCTACTTATTGTTTTGATTTATCATCAGCTTCTGACAGAATTCCTGCAAAGATGCAGAAAATCAGGTTAGAACTGATGTCTAATCGACATGTAGCCGATAGTTGGTTTTCAGTAATGACGAAACGGGACTTTTATGTTAAAGCCTTAGGACTTAGCGTAAGATGGAAAGTAGGACAACCGTTAGGTTTACTATCTTCCTTCCCTAGCTTCGCTCTATGGCACCATGACATTGTCCAATTTGCGGCAAACTGAGAA